ATACGATAAGCATAACGACGCAGAATTTGATGCCAAATGTCGTTATCAGTAGAAGTAGACCAAGAACCCGTGGAATTACCATCAAGTTTTTGGATTATTTGAGCGTTGGGAAGAACACGCAAAGTAAAAACCTTCTCATAAAGCAGACGTTTAAATCGAAGCCAATTATCAAGGGTTTTATACTCATCGGAAAGACATTCCCAACGAATAAATTGACAGACGCACATAGAAAGGTACTGCATATGCCTATCCCATTTCCAAACGTCACCACGCTCATTATGACCATGTAAACGTGCAACCAATTTATCAATGCCACCATAGAACTTACTCCACCCAATGCCAACAGGATGAACGGTATGATAAAGATCATTAAAATGGCCTTCAGCCATCATCCCAGCATAATATAAAAGTGGTGGAGCACAAATGATGGTACGAATATCATCAGCCTGGAACTTACTTTCTTTGGTAAGCTCCTCCTTCCCAAATTCCCTCCAAAACTCTAAAAAAGAAGACTTGTGAAAAAGATTCCAATATGGATAAACAAGATCACCATGGGTAGAAATGAAGTCAGACTTAAACCTAACATCAAAATCCTTCGCCATAAAACCACCAGAAGTGGAGGCCTTCATTTTTACATTACCAGCATCCCAAATTTTAACAAAACCATTAATCTTACGTAAGGGGCCATTTAAAAAAGACTGAACCGCCTCATTTAAAATGGGTATGTTAATATCATGCAAATAGTCATGATCAACATCACCAAATAAAGAAGCGGCTTTACATACGTTAAAGATATTTGACTTAATAGGATAAAAGCCAGGTTTGCTATCTCTAAAACCAGGGTTCTCACGCAAAAATTGATCATAGAAAGGACATCTACGCCCAATGTAGTCACCAGAAATTACCTTTTTAGAAGTGTAAATCTGGGAGGTATTTGAGACATAAAAACCACGCAATTTTTGAGAACCTCTAGAGGAAGAGGAAAGGATGGTTCCGGTATGGGGGGGGGTTGGGGAGACACGTTTGTGACTTACGTCAAAATAAGCTCGCAAGGCCGACTCTCCGAGGGAGACTCGAGAGCTACGCGAAAATTTAGGGCACTTC